GCTTTTTTAAACACTCAAGGTGCAATATCAAATGTTCTTTCAGGTGATAAAAATATTGGTGGTTTGATCGGATCAGGAGTTGGAGAGTTGCAAAATCTTCTTAAAAATTTACCAGAAATAGGACAAGGACAATCTGGGCAACTTTTATCATCAGTTCTTGCAAGAACTGCATTATCACAGATAGGAATAAATGTTGATCCTTCACAATTTATTGCAAGGTCAACTGGTATGGCAATAAATCCCAATTTAGAGTTGTTATTCTCATCACCAAAACTTAGAACATTTACTTTTGTATTTCAATTTGCCCCTGATAATGATGAGGATGCGACTGAAGTAAGAAAAATACAAAGATTTTTCAAACAGGGCATGTTACCAACTAATTCAAGTGGAGGGGATGCAGCAGCAAAATTATACCTTGGATCACCAAATGTGTACAGATTATGTTACAGAAATAATGGTAAAAGAATAAAAGGTTTAAATATTTTCAAAATTTGTGCTTTGACATCATGTGAAATTAATTTCACACCAGAAAACGTTTATCAGGCATACGAGGATGAAAAAGCAGTGTCAATGCCAGTTAGAAGTTTTATGAGTCTAACATTTACGGAACTTACACCAATATTTGCCAATGATTATAATGATCCTAATCTAGACGATCCAAGTTTAGAAGATATAAAACCAAACATAGTAGGGAAAAACCAAATTACAGACGACGACATAGGATTCTAAAATGGCATATTTCGACAATCACCCCAATCTTATTTTACCATCATTCTCTCAGAATAGAAATTCTAGTGGTGATTCTTTTCTTACAAAAAATCTTTTCAAAAGAGGCAAAATAAGAGAAGATTTTTTCAATAATGCTGTTGCTTTTCAAAAATATTTAATAACAGGTGATGATAGACCTGACAATGTTGCAGATGATGTATATGGAGATCCTGAGTTAGATTGGGTCGTATTAATATCAAACAACATTATTAATGTAAGGGATGAATGGCCTATGAGTCAATATGACTTTCAAAGGTATTTGAACAACAAATTTGATCCTGAACAATTGACATCCATACATCACTATAAAACAAAAGAGGTAAGAGATGACAGTGGCATATTGCTTTTACAAAAAGGATTGACTGTTGATGAAAACTTTACATTCAAATATACTCAAGATGGTGTAAACATCAGTCTATCAGGATCCCAAATTCTTGAGTCATTTACTGTTTTTCAACATGAGACTGATAAAAATGACAGAAAAAGAGATATCTTCATTCTGAGGTCTAATTATCTTGACGTGATCATGGAGGATTTAAGAAATATCATGACATATAAAAATAGTTCACAATTTATCAATAGTAGAGTAAAACAAGGTGATAATATAAGAATATAAAAACCTATAGGCAAAAAAATACCCCGAATTTTTTTTCGGGGTTTTTTGAAACAAAAAGTCGATTTTGCCTGTATATATTACTCTTCAGCTAAACGTTGAAAGTATGATAGTGCATCATCATCGCTTACACTAGAGGCAGCAACTGTGGTTGGTTCTGGTTTTGCGGTGACTATCTCTTCCTCTTCATCAACAACCTCTGGTGCGATGTTTGGTCGAGTAGAGTTCAACACTTGGTCTAAACGTTTTTGTAGGTCATCAAACGTCTTGAACTGATCAGGAGAGGTAAACTCAGAAAGTGAGTATTGCTTCTTCCACAATGCTTCTAATGCATCATCATCTTCCAATAGAGCACCAGTAGCAGCAAATTCACTGCTATCGTAATTCCGATATCCCGCCACATTTTTTGCTTTTAGTTTAAAATTTGCACCTGCCCAAAAATCAAATGGATCAATCGCTGACTCATCCTCAAACTCAGGTTGCATTGCTGCAGTAATCTTATCAAAGATTTTTTTACCAAACTTGTATAAAAATACTTTACCCTCATTGTGTGGATTAGTTGGATCTTTTACAACGTAAATGTTACTAATGTAAGATAACTTGCGTTTTTGTTTACGTGCTAGATCTTTATCAGCATCATTGCCACTGTTCCAAAGAAGACGATTGTATTCTGAGACAGGATCTTTTTGACCTAAGGTTGTGAGACTGTTCTCAATGTACCAACCGCCTGGTCCTTGAAAAGCATGTGACCACACTTTTGCCCAAGGTAGTTCCTCTCCTTCTGGAGCAGGTAAGAATCGAATAATGGCATAACCATTACCTGCTTTATCTACCTCCAATTTCCATAGTCTTTCGTCGGCACCGCCAGTGCCTCCTTTGTTCATTTTTTCTATCTCTGTGGTTAGTTTAGAGGTAAGACTTCCTAACCGAGATTGTTTTTTTAGATTTGCAAATGTCATGAATTTGACTCGTAGTATTCGTCGTATTGAATAGATTGGTGGATTAACACCTTGCATACGCAAGTTTAGTATAAACTACTATTTATATGTTGTCAAGTATGTATTTTGCTATGAGTTCATGACCTTTTTCATTGGGATGACTACCCTTTGCTTTGTTATCTCCCATCACTTCAATACATTTATCAATATCAAATATAAAATATTTTTTTCCACGAATTAAGTTTATGACTGCATTATGACATATTTCTCTATCTAATACACCATATCTGTCATGATAATATGTCTCATAATATTTCTCCCAAAATTCATCCATTCTCCCCTTAAATTCTCCCTTAATTTTCCTACCATTTGTTGATTGATATCTTACAGGATATTTTATCCTAACCCAGTCAATTCCATCATAATATTCCGTCCTATTATTTTTTGTGAATTGTATTATGAACATGTCATACGATGACAAATCTTTTTCAATTAGGTTCCTAACTATTCTCCTATTGCTACCTCCAGCTCTGGCAAAATTACACTCTATTGCACTCAATTCGTTACAAATAAGTCTACTAAATCTTGTTTTTTTTCTATCAATAAGCTCATTACCTGCTGTGAATGAGCAACCGTCAAAATAAATTTTCATTGTAATACCTTATGATATCATTGTAAATCATTTGATGTTCATGTTCACCAAAGAAAAATCCACTTCTATATTTTTTACCTTTTTTATACTTAAAATCTACTGGAACATCACAATCACCATTTCCCATCCATATGATTATGTGTTTGTGATTTTTGAGTATGGATTTGATTGTTGAGAAACACATTTGTTCATCAATTTTACCCTGTTCCTCAGTGTATATATTTTTGAAATAAAAAAGAAGATACTTAATATGGTCTTTTAGTTCATCAGAAACATCATTTACTTTTAATTGACAATGAGCATCTTTGGTAATGATGTCATCACCCCAAATAGTGTGTTTAATGACATCATTATTTTCATCACGTTTTGATATCCAATATGTTTGTGTTAGTTCTGACAATCCTGTTATTTTACGTGGTAATCCTCCCTTGTCATATGCAATTGAAATCCATTCATTAGTTTTATTGTCATAAAATTCAAATCTTTCTCGTTTTGTCATTTGTATGACAAAAAAATTAAACTTGGATAAATCATGCTCTAATAAATTTCTTACTATTCTCCTATTACTACCACACCTTTGAGCAATGTTGTACTCCTCAGCACCTAATTCTCTACAAAACAGTTTGCTATATCTGACATCAAAAGCAGGGATCTTTGCATAACCACCAGTTTTTGCACATCCATCAAAATATATTTTCAATTTGTGTACCACAATATAAAAAGACCAGGTATAATTATAAAAAACTGAGGAAGAAAATTTAGAACAAGAGCACGTTCGCCAGTTTTTACACCTACGTATACCCATCCAGCAGCACCCAACATTTGTAGAATGCTATTCCATGGAGTCCATCCCATCACATGATAAATCATAGCGATAGGTATTATTGTTGCACTGCACCATTTTATAGTATTAAGTCTCATCTTTTGATTTGTATGCCCACTCTGTAGTATGTCCCACACTCCATTTATCTGAGTTCTCTACCATATAATTTTGAGAGCAAACCTCAAAATCAGGTTGCATTGTATCTTCAGAAATTAAACTCTGATCTTTCCATATAATTCTATTATTGGGTTGCAATGCAAACTGTCCGTTATCTAACGCTATGCAATTGAATGATTTGTGTTCTGGATCATCCTGACTATAGTTTGTGTTGAGTGTAGATGACTCAGCGTGACAATTATCTATTGTAAAACAGTATTGACCCTTATGCATTTGCTTATCCTTTCCAAAAAACTCGCATCTATTTAATAATGGTTTTTCAATAACAGTCAAACTGTAATCGAAGCAATCCCATATTTGAAGGTGATCTAAAGGCAGTAACTTGTCTGGATCATAATCTGTTTTCCACACAAAAGCACTGATAGGTAACTTGTCAAACAATGCACCATACTCATACAACAATGTCTCAAAATATAATGCCTTGTGTTGTACACTCTTAACCGATATCCATGTGCCAGGTGTGGTCTCACCGTGACCTTTTTTATGGTCATACAAAAACTCTTTTCTCACGTGTACTGAGTAAGGTGGTAGATTGTGTACTAAAAATGACATCAGTGTTTAAGCGATGATTGTAATGTGTCTAGTGTGATTTTCATATTTTTAAAAATTGTACCTAAATCTGCATCTCCGAACCCCATTTCTATAGACCCTCTCTCTAAATTTTTTTTCATTATTTTTGCTTGAGGGTCATCAGATAATGTCAATCTTGTCCACATTACCTGTTGTTTTTCTAACAATTCTTTGACTGTCTCTATGTGATGCCACTTTGCATCGTCACTCATCATTGGAAATTTTGCTATGACTTTGTACAATTCTCTTTGAAGATCTGTTATATCCTCCATCTCATTACGAACTGTTTCTGACTCAAAAAATTTACTCATGTCTCTCCTTTATCAAATTCAATAAGTGATTTCGATACTTATCTTTGTCAATATTTAGAAATGGTATGTACTTCCTAATTTTCATACCAACAACCTTCCACACTGGATCTTTGAGTTGTCTATCGTAATCTTTACAGTATCCAAAAAGTTTTTCATAAACACACATTTCCTCCGCACTTATATTACCTGCTAGATGTTCTTTCAGAATAGGTGGATGACCATTTGATGCATCAAAAAATTCATCGTACGTATATTGATCTAAAAATTCTTCTGATTTTTGTTTGAAATGATAGAATAAACTTTCATTCCTTTTTTGCCATTCTTTGTAAATGGTTTCACCAGATCTGATTATATTTCCTATCCATAATCCTTGTGGATCATCTGTGTTTACAAAATTTGCAAGGAAAAAATTTTTAATCTCAGGATCCTTATACTTCCTTGACATTTTTTCAAAAAAATATCTATCTTTTCTTTTATAAAAGGAATCTATTTTTGCTCTTGACTTACCTCCATATTTTTGGTAGTCATATTTCTCTTTAGTGAAGTGATTTTTGTACGCAAGGTACTCTTTGTAAGTGTCAAATGGTGTCAATGTAGGCAATGGATTGCTCCTCAAATAGTAAGAAACTTCGCTTTTGAAGTTCTCTTCAAATAATTAAGATTCATAGCGTTACCCTTGAGTTTTTCTTTCATGGGTTTAGTAATAAGTTTGGATACAGATTCAATCTCAATACTATTTTGTTCACAATAATGACAGATTGCCTCAATATAATTCATATCATTGTTGTTTTGAACAAGGTTTTCAATGTCATTAGTAAACTTATCTTGGCATAGGAATTTATTTTTTAATACTGATCTCATTTCCGCTTTAGTTGCCATTAAGTTTGTCCTCTACAAATTTGTTGATGTACTCTACAAGAAGTCTCATATACTTTAGTTTATCATACTCTTGATAAACTGTCACTTCTCCATTCTCACATGTCATGAGTATGACAAGTTTCTTTACAGGGATACCAGTTCTCTCATAAAACATACAAGCGTATGCTGCTGCCTGTACGAAATAGTTTTGAATCCAATCCTTTGGTTTAGGTTTAGCTGCTGTTTTGAAATCTATTATTGACAACTCACCATCATACTCTGCAATACAATCTACCGTACCTGCAACACCTAACTCGGTAGAATAAAGACTTTTTTCAAGAGCGTATATGTTATTTATCTTTTCTAGAGATTCTTTTGCCTGCAAAAATAACATTTTTGAGCCAGGTGTATCAGGATCTACGTTCTTGTTTAGTAAATAACTTTCTATTAGAGTGTGTACTTTGGTGCCACGACTTGTGGATCTTTTAGTTATCCTATCTGCCTCCTCATTACCAACCCTTTTTCTCCAGTCAACAAAAATTTGTTTATTGAAGTGAGAGGTCACAGAGGTGATAGACACCATTGGTCTACCCTCCACTGTGTAGTATCTCACTCCATCAATAGTCTTCCTACTCAAAGAGGGAAGATCACATTCCACATGATTGAACATCACATACCTAACTCAATTTTACTTACAAGATAACTTTTAACAAGACCTGACCTTACGATGTCATTGATATTGAACTCAACCAAGTCAAATTCAGGCATGCGTTGAATGATTTTTTGAAAATCTAAGATACCATTTTTTTCATTG